GTTTCATCACCATGCCCACCTGATCGCTCATCAACGGAGATTCGTTGGAGACCAACGCATAAAGGGCGGATTGGAACTTAGTGAGCTCTTTGCCTTTCAATGCCAGCAGGGCCAATCTATCTCGGTAGTATCTACGGGTAGTGAATGCTATCCTGCGATCATGATCATGGGCTTCCACATCATCGAGACTGACCCAGCGCCTAGCAGGAGATTTGAGCCAGACATGATAGCTGGCCCAACTCAGGGCGATGGGATCGTCCGCCAGGCGTATCTGGTGCGCTGGTTCTTTCTTGGATTCGAACGCATCGATCCAGGGCGAAATCAGGTCTTCGATCTTCGATAGTGTCTGTGTGCTCATATTAGTCTTTTACCTTGTGCCGACAATTGTCCATATGCCATCTTTTCATATTTTTATAATCTCCAGTTTTGTTGCAGTGCGGACATGTCAAAATCATTGTATCTTGTGGCCTCGATCTCATGGCTAGTTTGTGAGACTCAGATTTTGGCTTACCTTTGAGTATCTCACTCATTTTACGACCTAAGTCGGCCAATCGTGTATCAGTATCTTTAGTCTTTCCTCGACACCAACTGCGATGACTTCCTTCACGTAGTTTTTTCATTCTTTTTTCTACGTGTTCTGGGCTTTGCTTTCGACCTCTCATTTGTTGTCTATGTTGTTCGATCAATTCAGGTGATCGCTTCCATCCTGTGGTGCCTTCTCCACCGCGAGTAATGTTGTATCCGTTGGAATCTTCAAATCCAACCCAACTCCTATACTGATTGATGAAATATGGTTCCATTTCTGTTAGTGTGTGCTCAAAGTCTCGACTCTGATAGATGGCTTCCCATTCAAAAGAATCCCATCCGTATTTTTGGATGGCATTGTAAAATGCCTTATGGGATGATTTTCCGTATCTACGATCGTAGTTGTGTCCATTGATCCTTTGTGGCCAGTGTTTCGAAAATCCAATGTAAACTTTTCCGTTGTGTATGTTGGTGGCTTTGTAAATGGTGTATATGTTCATACACCTATTTATCTCTATGAGGCTCTTTGGGACTATTATTCTATGACCACAATCCTTCGTAATATTTGCCAAACAATCGGAATCCATTGGAGATGCGGTCTTGCACCCGTTGGGCACCTTCGGCATCATACACATGGGTGTCAGCGGGACCACGCTCCATGCGATAATGCCGATGCTCACCTTTAGGTACTGAGTTGCCTTCTGCATCTACGGGCACCCACTTGATGTCGATCTCACCAGAATGGAATTCGCTCTCCCAGTCGTTTCGTGACTTCATCTCGAAGGCAAAGATCATCTCTGCTAACACCCAATCCCAACGGGCATGATGATTGGCATCGATATCCCACTCGTTCTCCTTTGGCGGTGCCACTGTGCTCCGGAGATGCTCGGGCACATCCGCATCGTCAACATTGGGGCTACCATGCTTGGTGGCCTGCAGTTGCCGAAGCATGGGCAACACGATGGGGGCCAAGGTATGATCCATTGACCAAGTATCCCAGCGATCGATCTTTACATATTCGATACGGGGATGGATCCGGTCCAACACACGATTGATGAATCCTGATATGGGTGTCAAGCGATCCGCCCAGCGATCCACCCACTCAGGATGATCAACGTAGGTGCTCTTTTCACGCCGCTCATCTTCGAGAGATTCGGTCAGGGTCCAACGGCTGCACTTGGACCAGTCAGTCCAGAAGAACATATAATCTAGGATCGTGTAGGGTGAGATCCAGTGGTTGCGATACTTTGAGATGTAAATTTTCATAAAGGACTACTCCATAATTCTGTACCATGCGATTTCAGCAGGACCATGATCTCTTGCCGGTGATCCAAGAATTCTATGGCCCAGTTATCGTCGCGCCAGGCCCAGCAGAAATCTCGGCCGATCTCAAGCCCCTGGCTCTCCAACCAATCATACCATTCGCATATGTTCCAATCACCGCAGAGTTCGATCATCACCAATCGCTCACATCAGTTATGTCTACTTCGAATCCCAGATCCACATCTGTGTTTTTGAATATCAATCTATGGCTGGGTCCTATGCCCGATTCGCGAGACTGCTGGATGGTCAGAGATTCCACATTGTCATTGAGCCTATAGTACACGAGTATACGCTCGATTTGATTTTTTGTCAATGTTATCTCAACCATTTTACCACGAGCCATCGTCGATCCACACGCGGATGGTCAGGAAAAGGAACCCAAACGCCCAGGTGCGTTCGTTTGGGCTGGGCCATTCCCAATTGGTCTCATCCCGGAACCAAGGTAGCACTTTCCAATGCAAGGGATTCAGGTGGAAGATCACTCCCACACCCGAATATCTTATCCAATTTATAATTCTATGACTTTTGGTTTCCATTGGTCTGCCCTCGCTTCATATCCGACGTAACCACGTGGGTTACAGATCACCCGGGTGGTACCTATCATATAATCGAAATCCTCATGGGTATGTCCATGTGTCCATAGCACGATCTCGGGCCGGTCCAAGATGAACTCCGAGAGATCCGAGTAGTAACATCCGTTCATGATCTTGTCATGATGATATTTCGGATGCACGCTGGCCCAACTGGGCCCATGGTGTCCCACCACGATCACGTTGCGATCCTGGATGCCCTGTGCATGCCGGTTCTCGATCACGGTGCGGATGTACTGTTTCATCTCGCGATGATCGTGTACCGTGTCTTCGGGCAGGAACTTCCAGTTGCCACCAGCATGACCTTTGGCAGAGTTCTTGACTCCACGGAAATCATTCATCATGCTGGCGGCCGCATGCAGGGTCAAAGGATCGCCTCGGTTCATGTCAGTCCATAGCGTACCGCCGATGAATGTGTAGCCATCGATGATCCGGGTCTGCTTCTCCAGGAGATACACATTGTGGCACCCGGCTGACGCCAGCATGTCGCCGATGATGTCGCGGCTCTTGGAAAAGTCACCATGATAGTGCTCGTGATTGCCCATGATCATCACTGTGTGCGGAAAACGCTTACTGCATCTCTGGAAGAAATCTCGGATGCGATTGCTCCGTGCGCCCTCCATGATATTGTTGGGATCTGGGCGGCCGATGTCTCGGGCCACGCAGATGTCTCCCGACAGGATCAACACATCGGCGTTTTCGGTGTTGTGTATATCGCAATCTCCGAATTCTAAATGTATATCCGAGCAAATAGAAAGTTTCATACTACTCCTTGGTCATGCTGTGTGTGTTTCTACATTGGGTATAGAAGCACGGAAACGGGCGATCACGTCCGGATCTCCGGCCACGATCTTTATGGTCAGGTCGCGGCTCAATCGGTCCGCGAACTCTTCGGCTGTGCGTCCTTGGCCCAGGAACTGATCGGTCTCGTTGTCAAACAGATAGAAACAACCAGAATACTCTTCGATCTTCACTGTCTTGAACACCCGTTTGATCTCTGATATCTCTCGATCCAGTTGATCGATCTTACTGTCTATATGATTCCGGATCATGGGTCCAACTATGACATTGAAAATCACCCAGCCCACTATAAACCAAAAAATGAAATCCAATACGCTTTCCATCATGTTAGTCCTTTGTCTATTTCTCGCTGTGTTTTAGATACTTATAATGTGGACGCCAGCTCATGTCAGGGTGGTCCAGATCCAGCACGAATCCCCACTCACGCACTTTGGGTCCAGGCACGAAAAGAGTCCAGGCGGTGACGCCAGGTTCCAGCTCGATCCTGTGCAGGCTCGTGGGCCTGCAGAATCGGAAATGGCCAGGCGCCCTCCAGAAACGGCCCTGGGGAGTGGTCTCCCAATATCCACCCTTGAGTATCAGTGTGAAGTAAGGCCAAGGGTGATCGTGCAGATGATCGGGATCACCCTTGAGAAACTTGTGGACGAACACATTGAACGGGAACCGTTTCCTGTCTTTTAGGAACAGATAATAGCGTTCCAGATAGGGTTCGTCGTCCTGGCGATCCATTATCACCCGGTGGCGTCCTAATCTTTGGAAGAATCGTTTTAGCATACAGGTATTATAAGCGAGATCGGATTTAGTGGTCAACCGTATAAAAACAAAAAGGCCGCCCGAGC